GGCGTGTCGAAGCCATCAGCGTCCTCCACGTCCCCGACCATCGTTCCGGTCCCGGCGATGTTGTTCCCATCATCAGCGCGGTTGTCGAAGACGTAGATGCCCTTGGCGTAGGAGTACAAAGGGTGCTCACTGTCGAGCGTGTAGCCACTCGCCAGAGAGGACAAAAGCAGGACCAGCAGCATCGAGCGAAGCATCATCGCCTCCAGGTTTCGGTGATGTAGAGCCGCACGCGAATGGACTCAGCGGTGTCGCCGGTGAAATCTTCCATCGTGACCACGAGGCCGTCGATGAAGGGCACGCCCTGGCTGGCGTAGTCGTACCGCACGACGCCTTCGGTCATATCGAGGTCCGTGGCGGAGAACAGCTCCCCGCCCCAGGAATCGGTGATGGTCAGGGTCCATTGGGTGTCCGTGCCCGTGGGGTAGATGTCGATGCCGTGCAGCCAGCCGGAGAGCCCATCGCCGTCCTCATTGGCCAGACCAACCGCGAAGGATTGCGGCAGGCCGGTCAGGTTACTCACTTCGACGGCGGTGAGGCCCTGGAACTCCGTCCCGTAGCGCGCCGTCATTCGGTCGCTGCGCTCTCGCTGTGCCTTGGGCGGGCGCACGGTGATTCCCTCGGCGCTGAACACCGGCAGGCCCGGTGTCCCCGGATCGCCCGGATCGGTGGGGTCGTCGGGAATGTACGTTGTGAAGCTCCAGACGTCCCCGGTCGTGGTCCCATAGGAGCCCACGACATCGACACGCCAGATATAGCTCGTACCTGTCGAGAGGGTCACGGCGGCGCTGGTGGAGCTGGTCGAGATGAGAGGTTCGAGACTCGACGTGCCGTAGTAGACGTTGTAGGCGATGGCGCCGGTGACCGCTCCCCATCGCAGGTTGATGGAGGTATCGACATTTCTCGCGCCGTTGAGCGGAGAGACGGCCACGGCTTTGGCGGGCAAGGCCGTAGTTTCGGCAACGGTGGTAAAGGTCCAGACGTCGCCGGTGGTCAGGCCCGTGGCATTATTGGCGTCGATCCGCCAGTAATAGGTGGTGTCGTAGGCCCAGTCATACTCCTCGTAGAACCGGGTCGAGATGTTGTCCTGGAGGGTCAGAGTCGATGCAGACGTTCCGATGTAGACGTTCCAGTTGTCGGCGGTGCCGGACCATTCCAGGGCCGTGCCGAGGGCGACGGCTGTCGCGGCGTTGGCGGGCGTCGGATTGCTGGCCTTCAGGGGCCTAGAGCCCGCCACGTACTCGAACGCGCCGATGTCTGGCGAGGCGCCCCGCCCCAGCCCTCTGACATCGTACCCGCTGTCGGCCGACGGCTGGCCGGCATTGACGGCCGGCGAACTGGGGGGCAGGGCGAATTGCTGATAGGCCGTGGGCAGGACGTGCTTGGTGAACCAATCGTCGAACGCCGGGCCGCCGACGAACACATTGCCGGTCTGCTCGAACCAATCGGCGGTATAGCCGCTGCGGATCGTGTTGCCGGCGCTGCAGACGATCAGGTCGTTGGAGTCCCACGTCCCCACGTAGTCCCCATTGCGGAAGAGGCCCCAGATGTAGTTGTTGCCGCCGTCCACCGTCATGCCGCCGATCTCGACCCAGCCGACGATGAGATTATTCTTGAAGATGAACGAGTCATCGTAGTCGGCGTGCGGCTGAATGACTACGTTGCCCATGTAGCGCCGGGCGAGATTGTAAGGATCGGCGGCGAGGCCGGAGATGAAGGTGCAGTTGACGACACTGGAGCCCTTGCCGATCTGATAGAATCCTGCGAGTCGAGCGTAGTCACGCGGAGCAATGAAGATGGAGTCGTAGATGTTTACGTTGTCGTAGGGACCAAAGGATTCATAGAACCGCGTCGCGGCACTGCCGCTGGTAGCGACGGCGACGTGTCCTTTGACGAGGACATTTTTGCCCCGGAACGATAGGCCCGTTCCGTGGGGATAGTCCGGTGTGCCATCGGGCTTCTTCGCAGGAATGTTCTCGTCCGGGTGGTCCACATACGTGTTGTAGAGAATCTCGATCTGCTCGTAATTGCCTCGCGTGGAAGCGAAATCCCCGAGGTAGATGAAATCCTCGTTGAGGCGGTGGGCAACGCAGTTCTGGACCACCATGTCATCGCGAATGTCCTTGTAGAGGTGGATCGCCCGGTTCATGTCCCAGAACTCGCAGGTGTCGATGAGGATATCGTCGCAGTAGCCGGGTTCGCCGATGACGTAGATGCCCCAGTTGGTCATGGTGTCTCTCCAGCCGTTGGTACTCCAGGTCCCGTGGACTTCGCTATTGCGGAACTTCACAGACTGGCAGTCCTGGAAGATGATGGCCTTTCCACCATCGGGAGACGGACGCTGAATGTAGATGTCGTTGAAGTCGATGAATGCCTCGATGCCATTGACGACGATCCCGCTGACCGTGTGGCCGGTCATGCCCTCGATCCGCCATTCGCTGGACCAATCGGTAGAGTCCCATGTCTTGCTTGTCAACCCGATGCCGCCGTGGTTGCCCGGCATGAGGTAGATGACGTTGTAGCTCTCCGTGGCGTGCAGAACGCCGGTCGCCAGGGCATAGGTCACCGTGCGCCAGGGGGTGTTGACCGTGACGCCGTTCGCGTCGTTGCTCCCGTTCGGCGAGACATAGTAGGGTCCGTGGCCGCTGGGACCTGGTTCGCCGGGTTCGTTCGGGTCGCCCGGCTCCGGTTCCTCTGGGTCTTCCCCGCTTCCGGTGGGCGCTCCGAGTTCGAGATACTCGATCGTGCCCGATACGGTGTTGGTCCCCTGATTGGTCATGGACTGCGCCACCATCGCGTGCGAGAAGTTCTGCGCCCCGCCGGCCGGGACGTGGACCTGGAGCGTATCGACGAGCGTACTGCCGGCCCCGCCGTAATGGGCCCCGGTGCAGACGTAGAGGGTCACCAGTCCCGCCCCGTTGGTCCCCCCGTCGTAGTCGCGCGACAGTGTGAGGAAATACTCCGTTGAGAGCGTGCCCGTCATGCTGTCGGTGTAGGGGTTTCCGTCCACGAGGACGTTGAGGAATAACGTCTCGACGTTATTGACCTCGCGCCAGTAGACGAGGATGCCGTCGTCGCCGGACCAGATCATGTTCTGGTAGTCCCGGGGCGCGTTGGACAGGCATAAGGCCCCGAAGAAGCCCAGGTTGTACGAGGCCGTGACGGTGATCCGCTCGCGCAACAGGAGGTCGCCGCCGAAAAACCCTTCGCCAAAGTCCTTGTAGACGTACGCGCTGAGGTTCGAGGGCAGGGCCGTGACGGTGATCGTGTTGGCGTCGGTGATGGCGATATCGTCGCCCGGATCGAGCTCGATCCAGCCGCTCGTAAAGTCCTCGACGCCGGCCGGCTCGTTGGCCTCGGCGATCGTGGAGAAGTTCCAGCGGTCGCCGGTCGTGGTTCCGTAGGCGTTATTGGCGTCGATCCGCCAGTGGTAGTCTGAGGCGTAGGCAAGATTGGGATCGTAACTGGTCCCGACCTGATTGCCGATGTAGGAGTCGTTGATGTCGGCGTTACTCAGACCGAAGTAGACATCGTAGTTGTCCGCCCCCGCCGCCGCCGACCAAGAAACGGTGGCAGAGAGAGACACATCGTTCGTGTCGTCGGGGGGATACGCGCCAGTGACCTTGGACGGCGGGTCTTCGCTCGGCGCGCCCGAGAGGTCGAGATTCGAGATCGTACCACTGGCCGCCTGCACGCCGCCGTTCATTTTCGACAGGCCCGTCAGCACGTACTGGAAGTCGGTGCTGGCGGCGGAGGGAGCATTGAGCGTTTCCTGCCCCACGAGGGAGGCCCCGGACTCTCCGTAGTAGTTGCCGGTGCAGACGGTGAGCGTATAGAGCCCTTTTTTATACGTGCCCCCATCGTAGTCCCGCGCAAACGTCACGTAGTACGTGGTCCCGAGCGAGACGTAGATGTTGTCGCTGAAGGCGTACCACTCCGAGCCGCTCTTGACCATCCAGAGGAAGAGCTTGTAGCCCGTCGTATCCCTGCTGTAGACGGGTGTGACGCCCGCCCCGCCGTTGACGCTCAGGTGATACCAGTTGTACAGTGCATTGGTGAAGGCGCACAGGCCCAGGAAGCTGTCGGTGCTCGTGTGCGAGACCGCTCCCGGAACGAACTGGAAGTTGACGGAAAAGTCGCCATTCCAGTAGCTCGCCCCATAATCCTTGTACACGTAGCAAGTCTGGTCGCGCGGGACGCTCGTGGCCACGAGGGACGTTCCCGAGGGCGCGAGGTAGCCCCCGGTGTCCGTCTCCGTCCAGCTGGCGAAGTTCTCGGTCGCGCCCTGCACCGGCAGGCAGGCCAACAGGGCGATGAGCATACAGGTTGTCAGAGCGCGATTCATGGTGTACTCCATCACAAAAGTGAAAATAAGGGGGCCGCTGTTGTTTGCAGTTACATCAATCAGGCGCGCTGTCTGCTACCCAGGTGCCGCTGACGGCGATGATCTCCCATCGCTCGTCATTGATCGCCTGAAGAGTCACGAACTGGCCCGCCAAGTCGGTTTTGCACGCCAGATATTGGCCGGCCGTGCCCTGGTTGATCTTGTCGCCAGAGGCGGCCTTGATATACAGATCTTCAGCCGCTGTCGAATTGGCGTCGATGAACGTGTAGGTCAGGCCTGCCACTGCCGTCGGCAACGTGTAAATCTGGTTGCCCGCAGGCGTGCCAGCATCGTTGCCGTCGGCAGCGAAGGTCTGTCCGGTCATAGCCGCTGTGATGGCTTGGTCTCCCCGCGTCACCGTAACGGTAGCCTTCATTGCGGGAAGGGCCTGCGTTCCTTCGAGGATGTCTTCGACCTCGGCGCAGAACTTGTAGACCGGGTTCATGTAGGCGCTGCCACTGGTGATGAAGTTCGGGTGCTGGGTGATCTCGGTGGCGGAATTCGTCATGGCCCCATAGACCGTGGCAACCGCCAGGAACAGGGCCATCAGGCCGAGGATCAGAATCGTATGTCGCGTCTTCATGGTACTCTACTCCTTTGCAGAGCAAGGCTCGGGGGCCTCAGAGAGAGACCCCCATGAGCCGGTGAATGTCATCAAGGGTTGCCGACATTGCTCGCCATCACCTGCGTATGCTTGTCGCTCGGTGCCTCGGCGATTCGCGCCTCGTAGGTGATCTTGGCGGTGGAGCTCAAGACGGCCAGGATGTCCAGGTATCGCTGGTCGGCCTCGTACGGCAGGGGCACACGCAGGACGTACTTGCCCGCCGTTGCCAATCGTGCATCGTTCTGCGCGACCACGGGCGTAGCGAGGATCTGGGTGATCGTCCCGTTCAGGGCGCCGGCGCTCTGCGTGGCGCTCTTGCGGAGAATGAAGTTGATGTTTCCCGATCCGCTGGCGGCAACCACCGTGCGGATTTCCAGCACGAGAGGCAGTTGCCCGACGCCGATCTGAGGTTTGGTACGGCCCAGGTCGATGATATTGCTCGAAGCGGTGCTGCCGGCCGTCACAGTGTCGCCCTTCTTAGCGGTGAAATATTGTGCTACATCGGTCATTCCCATCAGGGAATCTCCTTTCTGGTCGCGGGCTCAACGGAGCCCCTTCGGTTAGGCTGCCGCCACGGCGGTTTCGGTATTGAGCAGCGCGTCACACGGCCTGATATAGACATCGTTGATGCGGTTCATCTCGATGCCATACGGGTTGTTCTTGTCGAGGATGACGTTCTGTCGTCCCACGTTGATCGCCGTGAGAATCCAGCGAATACGGGCGTTGCAGTACATGAAGACCGGCTCCGGTCCCTTGAAGACCTCCATGCGGGCTCGCAGGATCGTCTCGAAGATCTCGTCATCGGTGTAGCTGGCCCGCGTGGTGGGCACATTGATGATCCGGGCCATGGCACGCTCGTCTGCGATGACCAGCCCGAGCCTTTGCTGGAACTCGGTACGGACATCGTAGCGCGTTTTCTTGGCGACGCTGGAGTTGGCCACGACCTCAGCCTGGTTCGTCCACACCTCGACCTCGCCCTTGTCCATCATCTTCATGCCGTTGTTCTTGTCGTTCGCGGGCGTGATGAAGAAGACCTTGCGATAGCCGGGCTGAATCAGCCAGATGCTCGTGGTGTTCGATCCCGTCCCACCGGCGTCGAACGTGGCGTAGTCGCCGTTTTTGACGTTGATCGGGTCGGAGGCATCCGGCTTAGCGCGATAGGTGCCGAGCCCGTCGAACTTGCTGCTGTTGCCGGCGCCAACGCTGGTGCCGTAGATCAGGTGGTTGACGACACCCTGACCGAAGCCCTCGCCGCTCGCATCCTCCAGGTCCGCGCGGAAGCGGGCCTTGTTCGGGTGCAGATCGAGAATGTCTTCCGGGATGTCCAGCCGCATCTTGAACTGCGAGATAACGGCCTTGTACTTGTCGAACTGGACGCTCTGAGACGACCAGCCTTCCGCGATATCCAGAATCTCCGGCGTCGGCAGCGCACTGATCCGCGCTCCCTCATGCGAGAGAATGCCGTTGCCCGGCACGATGGGGATATCGTTCATGATTGGGTTCGACTCGACCAGCGTATTGACGAAGCTTTCGTACCGCCCGTTTTGGACGGTCTTCATTGCGTCGGCCATCGTGATCCGAGTCGCCCACGAGTTTGTAGCCATGAGTAGACTCCTTTCGCTTTGTGTTTGTGGTCACGTGGCGGAAAGGTGGTCGGCCTCATGGCCGGCTTTCCTGCTGCTTTACGCCTGCTTTCCGGCGGCTCCTGCTTTCGGAGCGAAGCATCAGGCCCGGCTTGTGCCGGGGTGGTCTGAAGGTCTGAACTTATGAGGGGCTCGTGGGTGTTCTCGCTATGAGGCCACGAGCCCCGATACTGTCTCTTGCTTACCGCAGTGGTTCGATCTCGACACGCTGGATCGAGTGCGGTGGGTGAACGGCGGTCTGCCGCGTGTTGGGCACCTTCTGCGTGATGCCCTTGGCGACAATCTCGTCGGCTCGCGCCAACGCCGCCTCCATGCTTGCCGCGTTCTCGTCTACGATGCCCATGCCATTGACGCGGACGCGAATCCGATAGCTCGGGGACGGGACGACGTTCTGCGGTCGCTCCTGTTTGCTGTCTTTGTTGTCCTCACTTTTTGCCATTCTCAGATCTCCTTGGCTCCTGCGTCCTGGAGTCCCCTTCGCCTTCCGGGATGACTCTCAAGGTCGCAGTGCCGCTCTTGCCGCCGGCTGTGAACGGAATGTTTCGTTCGCCACGGTCGGTTCTTATTGCTCTTTCTTCGTCCATCGGACAGGTTCTCCTTGATTGGGTGTAGGTCAACTCTCCATCACTTGCTTGCTGTTCGGCCATCGCTCCGCGACGTTGATCTCGTCACTGCCGCCGCCTCCACCCCGGCCGATCCGCGTCGAACCCTCTGCCTGGGCCACGGTGGCGAGTTCGGCAATGGCGGCGAGCAACGGCGCCATCTTCTCCTTGCTGCCGGTTTCGAGCAGGGCCGCGATGATGTCGTCCCCCTTGACTCCGGCTTTGTTGCCCCACTCCTTGAGCATCTTGCCCGCCAGATCCTCGCGACGATTCCACTCCTGCTCTCCGTGCCGATCCACCATCTCCTTGCGGGTATCGGCCCAGAGTTGTTGCAGACGGGTCACCTCGGCGTTGTGGGCCTCGATGCGGCTGCCGGTGAGCATCTGGTGCAGTTCCGCTACCGCCGCCTTACTGACGCTGTGCTTGACGCCCCAGACCCGCAGAGAGGCCTCTGACGCCTCGTCGTACTCCAAGCCCTCAGGCATCTTGGGTCGCACGAACTCATAGCCTTCCGGCTTGTCCGGTGCATCGACCAGAGCGCGGACGTGTTCGGGCTTGAGAATGCCCTTGAGTCGCCCGGTGATCTTGGCGACCTCCTCTGGCTTGGCGTCATCGAGGCTGTTCGGGACGCGCAAGCTGTTGCGATACTGCTTTTGCAACTCGACGTGACCGCGTACCTGCTCGGCATAGCTCTTGTACTTCGACATGCTCTTTCGGACGTCCGGGATGCTGGCCAGGTCGCTGAGCTCGAAGTCCTCGTGAAGCCAATCGGGACCGGCAACGTCCCCATCGCCGCCTTCGCCCCCTCCGGCGCCCCCCTCGCCTCCCCCGTCGCCCTCGAATCGGGCACACAGCCGGTTTCCGGCCCAGAACGGGCCGAACATCAGTTTCATCCACTCATTCATCGTGTTCTCCTGTATCGAGTTTCATCCTGCGAAGCGCCATCCTGGCGGCATACTGAGCCACCTTGGCGATTTCCTTCTCGTCGAGCATCATGGACAATTCGCCCAGGATGTAAGCCCTCACAGCCGGGTCCGCATCGGGGCTGAACAGGACCAAGAGCTTGGCTGCCAGATAGGCCGATCCCGCCTTCTTGTGGGCCTGAATCAGCATGTTCCGCTCAGTAGCCACCTTCGTCCTCCTGCAAGAGGATCGTGCATTCCTTGAACCGCAACTGGCCTTCTCGGGCCTTTCGCACAACGTCACGCGGTCGCATGTGATTTCGACCGTCGCCGCCTTCGTACTCCCGCATCAGGCGAATCAACGTATCGCGGTCCAGGCGGATGACGTGGTCGGGTTCGAACTCGCCCTTCGCGCGGCGATAGAGCAGGCTCGTCAAGATCGGCTGGTGCAGTTGGATCGTCTCGGTCATTGCTTCACCATCTGTGCCAGGGGGCTCGTGCGGTCGGTTTTTCCACTGAGGGCCTTGACCGTCTCGGCCTGGGCCTTGCCTTCGAGCATCGCCTGTTGCCGGGCACGATCCTCCAGGATGCCCGCCACGATGTCCTCGTACTCGCGTCTGTCCCGGATCGTGTCCTGCCAGATTCCGACCTCCTCCAGGATGTGCTCGACCAGTTCCGGCACTTTGACCTTGTGGATGGCCATCTCATCGAGCCCGTAGAGCGGGCCGGTCATCTCGATCCCGGTGCGGACGCGGCTGAGCATGGTGTTGAGGCGCTGGGCCTGACTCAGTGACCCCTCGAACTGCGGGATCAACTCGCCAGAGCCCTCGTAGAGATACACGTCCGGGGGCTGCGGGATGTCGCCCTCGGCGTAGCGAATCTCGAACACGCGGTCGTCGATGGGCCAGAGGTCTTCCGTCTCGATGCCCTGGATGCCGCCGGAGAGCTGGGTGAGCTTTTCCGCGTCCATGTCGATGATCTGGGTGGCGGTAGGCGGGGCCTGCTTGTTCGCCACCATCTGGGTCAGTTGCAGGAAGTAGCCGACGAAAAACCAACGCCTGCACGACTCTCCGAGGCGGTCCCACATGCGCTCTGCGGTAATGAAATCGCCTTCGTGACCGAATGGCTGCGGGGCGTACTGGAACTCGTCCTCCCCGACGTAAGTGGTCTGTCCCGGCATTCGGTTGATCTTTGCCGCAAGCCTCGCCAGCGCCCAGATCGGAGGACGGGCCTTGAGCTCGGCCAACTGAATCTGGGACCGGAACGCCCTCTGCTCGCTCTTGACGTCGATCATCGCGTGCCATGCCGGTGTCCGTGAGTAGGCTTCGTTCGGGTTGAGGTCCCAATCGCCCACCACGAACGGCCTGCTGCGGTAATAGCGAATCTGCAAGGGCTCTTCTTTGTCCTGGTCGGTGTGCCGCAACTGCCACATGCACACCCAAGGCCGATGCTGCATGATCTCAACGTCCGTCTTGGGCCGGTCCCGGAAGATGCGGTCCTTGACGCGATAGAACGATTGGAGGATCTCCCACTCGGCCCAATGGCTGCCGCTCTGCATCGCGTGCTTCAGCGTCATCGGGAACAGATGTTCTGATCCGGCAAACGTGTCGTACACCTCGATCGCGGGCATCTTGTAGACTATGTGCAGCCCGACGATCTCCCCGAAGTAGTCCCGAATGAGCCAATACTGGTTGTGATGGGGACTGGTGTAGACGATGCGGCTCTCGGTCGGGTGCTTCTCGATCACCATCACCGGCGAACCCACCGTGAACTTGGAATGGAAGTATCGGGCCAGGGCCCGGTAGAAGGTGCTCTCGCGGTCGGCGTAGGTGTCGAGCATGATCCGGTCAAGCTGTTGCAGCCAGGCCCTGGTGTCATTGTCGTCGCTAAGCTCCTTCTCCGGCAGCTTGAACCGTCGCCACGGCTGGGCCGGGTTGCACATGCCGGCAAAGACGCCCTGCGTCATCACGCGCCCCGCATAGGCCGGATCGCCGTTGTAAACGTTGGTGGACTCGAATAGCCTGCCCTTGTTGTCCACGACATCGGTGAGGTCAGGGCGGAAATACTCGACGATCTGCTCGCGGGGCTTGTCGAAGTCGTGGCGGACCTTGACAGCCCTCGCGTGCCGATCCTCGACCCGCTTGTAGATGTTCATCTCGTTGTACGGTTGCAGGAGCATCGACGCCTATCCCCCCAGAAGCCTGCCGCGGTTGCCGAGTTTGACGTCATCGAAGATGCTGCCGCCGCTCTGGACCACACCGGCGAGGCGGGCCAGGCGTTTGCGGCGCTCCTCTGGCGTCTCCGTGCGGCTGGCGATCTGGGATTCGAGGCTGTCGCCTTTGGGCGCCGGGCCGATGGCCTTGAGCTTGGCTTCTTCGGCCTCCTTCGCCCGCCTGGCTCGCCGCTCGGCCTTGCTCTCGCCGTGGACCACGCTCCGTACTGACTCACTCAACCAACTCATCTGTCATGCTCCTTGTGTGCGATGGGCGCAAGCAAAAAGGCCGCACAGGGGGTATAGGCCCCTATACGGCCTTGATTGCTTGCCTTGCGTCGCGTCACCCGCTGGCCGGCGGGATCGGCGAACCCGTTATTCCGTTGTCGTTACGCTACCAGTTGACCACCTCGTCGTCGTCTTGGTCGTGGTAGGCGGCTACGGGCCGCATGTCGCCCACGTAGGTCTTACCCACCTTGCCATATCGGATACCCAGGGCCACCGTCTCCAACGCCGAAGCCCCGTGAGAGGCCCAATCGTGGACCGGCAGCTTGCTGTAGGTCCGCGCCTCGTCGTCCCATGCGTAGCGGTAGTAGGCCAGCGCCTTGAGGCCGCTTAGCTCGGTCTTGTCGTGGTCGCAGTTGCGGGCGTCGAAGTGGAATCGGTTGAAAGCGTCGCGCACCGCACCGATGGCATCGGCCTTCTGACTGACCCGCTCGACGACCTTGCACTTGAGCCCCAGGGCCTCGTACGTGTCCTTGAGGACGGTCGCGGTATCTTTGGATCGGTGCATGACATCGTGGGGCATCAGGCACCACTTGGACTCATGGTCATAGATGTAGGGCTTGGAGAGGACCTGCTTGGCGTGATAGGCCGCTCCCCGTCCCACCTGCGCGTAGTAGTCGATGAAGTGGACCTCGTCGCGGATCAACTGGAAGAACCACACCGCCGTGGCGTCGCCGACTCCCAGGTCCCAACCTGTGTAAACCGGCTGATCCTTGACCCAGGGGACGCGTCCGATCCGACCGTCGGCGCGAGCCGCCGCCATCTCCTCGCCGAACACAGCCCCGGTGACAGACGCCTCAAACGCCTCCTCGGGCGTGCTGGGGTGCTCTCGCGTCATCTCGCTACCCAGCCCGCCAGGACCGAACTTGGTGAACGTGTACCACGCTCGCTGCTCCGGCGTCAGTACGATGCCGTGCTTGGCCTGGAGCTCGTCGAAATACTCCGTGAGATCGTCGTAGCTATCCAGCCCCAGGGGATCGACGGCGTTCTTCGGGTCGGCGTACCAGGGGTAGAAGTGAAATCGGTACTGCTTGACCCCCAGGGGCCTGCCGGATTGCTGGGAACGGATCGTCTCGGCCTCGGCCATCTTGCAGAGGTCGTAGAAGTGCCCTGCCGCCCCCTCTGCGGTGCTCTCGATGCTGATTCGTCCCCCCATCTGCGGGTGGACCGACGGCAGCGTCCCCGTCTTGATCTCCTCGGCCCTCGCGGGATACTTGGCGCAAATCTTGCCGTACTCCGAGATGTGGAGGCGATGCGTCGTGGCCGACCGGAATGACACCGCCACGCGGATCGTCGAGCCGTTGGAGAACTTGATGTGGCTGCGGTCCAGTTCCACCGCTGGGTTCGCCTGGCGGATCGCCTCGGGCAGACACAGATAGGGCGTCTCGATCTTGGTGGCGAAGATTTCGGCGGCGTCGCCCTTGGTGTGGGCGATGATCCCGCATTGCAGGTCCGGCAGCATCATGGCATCGTCAAGAGTCTCGATGCACTTTTCCGTCGTGATCCCGTGCTGACGGCTCTTGAGGTACACGTCGCAGCCGTGCGTCGTCTGGCAGGCGTCTCGCTGCACCGCCCGCTGGCGGAATGGCACTTTGTTGCCACCCTCGTCCACGACCGTGTAGAGGTTGTTGAGACGCCAGGTCCGGTCTCTGAGGCACCGCCGAAGCCCGGCCTCAGTCGTCGGTGTCGTCGTCGCCGTGATTGCCGCCATTGCGACCCCTAACCCAGCCCAGGAGCTCACGCATTGCCTTGCTCGCGTCAATCTTGTGGTCCTGTTTATCCGATTGCTCCAGGTGCTGCTTGCCGCTCCAGATGAGCATCGTCACGTCCCCCGCTGTCGCCTTCTCGAACTGCCTGCGCAGGATGCGAGCCTTGCCCTGAGCCCTTTTTGTGCGACATCTCTGTGTGAATTCTCGCTTGAACGTCTGAACATCCACCCCTAATGACTCGGCGATCATAGTGTCCTTGGCCTGCGACTCCGCCATCTCGTCAATCTGCCGCAATTGCTCTTTCGTCCACTTCGCCGGCGTCTTGGTTCTCGGTGCTCCGCGCTTCGCCATCTGTCATGCCCTCCCTGCTACTGCGAGTCTCATTTGCGGTGGAATCCAGCCAATGGGCCTCTTGTGCTGGACGTCGCGACGGTACTTCCTGATCCGCTCCTGCCGTTCAGGGGCGTGCGGATCGCTGCGCTTGACCTGTGCTGCCTGCGTCTTTTGCACCCTGGATACTCCCGTGTTGCGTATTCGGTACCGATCCTCGGCATTTGGGGCACTTCTTCTTGAGCGGCGTGCGCGGACATTGCGCGTCCGTGCTCCTCGGACTGAGAGAGTCCGGATTCGGACTGCGGGAGTCCAACTAGGTGTTTTGTCTCGCGTTGCCGGGTGTCCCTTTTCGCATGTTCGCATTTTCCGCAGATATTTTAACGCTCGTAAGCCTCTGTGTTTCCGTGCCTTACGATTTTCCCCGTGACATTCCAACATTTTAGCTGTAGACAAATCGGCATTTGGACGTATATATATATAGATGCGTGCAATGGAGCACGCAACCGACAACCGAACACGCAACCAGATGAAAGGGGAAAGACGATGAATCGACAGCCGATGAAAGTGGACGCGGAACTGATTCACAACTGGAGCCAGCGGTACATCCATGTGCGATGTGGTCAGTTGGGCGAACTGTCACAGGACATCCGGGCGGATTTGCTCCGGGCGCACATGGCGCATCATCGG